GTGAACGACTGATACTCGAACGGCGCAATCGTTGGCAGTTGCGGTGCCGAGAACTCGGGCACGGGTCCGAGCAAGTCGGAGAGGTTCCGGAATGCCTGACCATACGCTGGTGCTTGGAACGAGCCAGGATACCCTTGCAGGAGCGGCCCGAGGTCAAAGGACGGCGTCCCTCTCGGCTCCGGGTCAATCCGAGGCCCCGGCCCTGGTGGTGGCGGAGGTGGCGTTCCACCAGTCGGCGGCAACGAGGCATCAATCGGATCGCCGTACGGTGTCCCGCCCAGTATCGGCAGATCTGGCTCTCCAGGCGGCATTCCGTACTCGGGATCGCCGAGTTCTCGCCCCCACGGGTCACGAGGATCCTGATCCGGCTCAAGTTCAAGGTTACGTCTCGCCATTTGGTCTCTACCTCACAAGATCAGCGAGTGACCGACGTGTCGTGGCCCTGCTCACCGGTGCCGTCTGCGCCATCGGTTGATTGGGGTTGAAGAGCAAGCTCGAAAGCGTCTGATACCCGCGCTCTGCGCCCTGCCTGAATGGCGTTAGCCGCCCTTCGCGCTCCCGCTCCCGCAACAGCCGCAACTGCCGGTCCTCTTCCGCGCGCGTGCGGTCTTCGTTCTCGAGGCCCCACATGCGCTCGCGCTCTTTCAGATATTCCGCGTAATCACGAGCGTCCTGCTGCTTCAGGAACTCCAAGGCCTGCTGGTTGTATTGGCTCTGGAGATCCATGCCTCGGTTCGCCGCACGACTCTGGAGGCCCGCGCCGACGAGATTGCCAGCCAAGTCCGTGAGTTGCGCTCCGCCTGGCGAGCCGAAGAACTTGCCCAGCGTTGAAAAGAGACCACCCTTCACGGCTGCTCCTGTCCCGGCCGCGGTGCCGGTGCCCAACATCCCGGCCGCGCCGGGGCCTGTCAGACCTGCTGTCTCGAACCCCCACGCTGCAGGCATCGCTCCGGCCGCACCGCCGGCGCCGCCGATCAAGCCAGGCATGACACCGGGGATGCCGAACGCCGCCAAAGCAGCGCCCCCGACGACCGGTCCCCACTTCTTGGCCTGCTTCCCGAAGCCCTCGTTTTCGTTCATGTTCCCGGCTGGGTCGATCTCGACGCCTTTCGGGAACTGCACGCCCATCTGCTGCTGGATCGTGCGCTGGACCTGTTTGCGCTGCTGATCGCTGAGGCGAAATGGGCTATTCGGGTTGATCCCCACGCTGGCGAGAATGGAGCGATACTGCGGGCTCGATCTCCATTGCTCGTTCCACGCGTTGATCTGTTGGCTGCTCGCCATCTATGCGGCCTCGCTCCGAAGCCTGCGCCTGCGTTCCTTTTGATACTCGGCGTTACACACACGGCAGTGCCTACTCCCGTCCTTAGAGACGTAAGTATTCGCGACATCAAATGGATGGCCTTTGTCGCACGCCTGCCGCATGCGAAGCGCGGTCGCTCGCGTGTTGTTGTATCGACCGCGACGGACCGTCCGCATCACGTTCTCGGCGTGCGTGACCACCTCCAAATGGGCAGGGTTCACGCATGCCCGATTGCTGCACAGGTGGTCGAGTTCCTTTCCGCCCTGGATCGGACCTACCCAGTGCTCGTAAGCAATCCGGTGTGGCTTTCTGGTCTGCCGCCGATACCGCATGGCTCCATACCCAGTCCGCTTATCCGTGCAGCCTGTCCACATCCAACAACCACCGGCATCGCGCTTGTCCACCTTTGCCGTGAATCGCTGAAGTTCTTCAGTAGTCATTGCTAATCAGGCAGTTTCTCCACGACTATTTCGAGCTTGAACAGCATTGCGGTTGCACCAACCGAGGTATAGATCGCTTCATAAGTTATCGCCGCGTTCGCATCGATCGCCAGCAAGAGCGTGCGTTGCTCGAATGTGCTGGTGGTGTTGCCGGTCAGGTTCGTTCCCGCACTCGTGAGGGCTACGCTGCCATCCGTCCAGCCGATCACGATCTGAATCTCGCTCGAGGTGGTCGCCGCCCGCGTCACGCGCACGAAATAGCTGACGCGGTATAGACCGGCCGTCAGATCGGGCATCGGCACCGGCGTCGCGGCGATGTCCGCGCCCTGCGCTGAGAGCGACACGGTCGCCAGTTGTTCCGGCGTGTCGTCGGTCCGCTGCTGCTGCTCGATCAGCCAATCGACGATTTCTTGGCTGAAATACGGACTGCGCACCTTGCGACCCGTGTTGCGGTCGACGGTTTCCGGTGAGACTGGCGCATCGTGCGGAAATGGTGAGGTATTCGGCACTCACGCAGCCGCCCTTCTCACATCAGCGATGAGATCCAACCACCGCCACGCTACCGGATCGGTGGCCACGAGCTCAGGCACCATGTTGCGACCGCTTCCGCAGTTGTTCCAGATCACCCGCTGACCGTAGGCCCCTTGCACACCAGCGGAACGCGTGCGCTGATTCCCCCAAATCTTTCCGCCTGTCTTCGACATCCGCATCAACACGCTCGGGTCGCTGCCCTGCCCGCTGGTCAAGCCAAGGCCAGGCTCGAGATGCAACTGCAGCCGGTCGACAAAGAGCCGCTTCTGCTCGTCTGCGAGAATCGGCGGGATACGCATCCGCCGCAGGACATCGCCGTCCGCATCGGTGTAGAGATCGCTCGCCATCCGGTAGGTCGTCCCATTGCCCGCATGCAATACGAGGTGCCGGTTGAACACGTGCGTGTGATACTGCGGCCCCCACGCGGTAAACATGGTCCCGTCCCACGACGCTCGTTCGTGCCACATGCCTTCCGTGCGGTCGTAGACCCACGTCGCGTTGGCAGATGGGAAGTTCAATACATAGAAGTCGTGGCCCTGGTCCTGATAGCTCCACCCGACCGCATCATTGATGCGCGAGTACTTACTGATTGCCTGCTCGACTGGTTCGGTGCTGACGACCGTTGGGTTGTAGCCGAGTGCCTCCACGACCTGCCCATCCCCGTTTTTGTTGTGGGTCAGCCACATAATGGCGGCCCCGCAACGTTTCAACGAGAAGGGCGCGGCAATCCCATACGGAATCTGCACGCCCGTGATAGGCGCGAACGGAAACGGGGAGTTGCCGGCGTTGTACCACACGTCGCCTGTGAAGTCGCCAATCAGAAAGATGCGCGGATACTTGACCAGCATCGCCTTCCACGGGTCCGAGGCTGTCGACCGCTGGGCGATTTGCGTCCCGTCCCACGTGGTACCGTCCAGGGCATTTGAAATCTTCAGCGTGGACGTCACGCCGTCGAGCGCAAGGAAGCGCTCGTCCATGTAGCCGCCCATCGTCACGTCTGAGACGACCGACGTCAGCACGTTGGTATTCAAATTTAGGATGTAGCCGGTATCGCCGGAGGTAATAAAGAGCTGGTCTCCAGCATCACCGTTTGTGCAGTGCGTTGATGGGTTTCCGTCCACGGCCACGGTCCCGCGGCTGGTCGTTGTCCCGTCCGCATTGACTTCGTATTCGGTCGGGCCAATCGTGGCGAAGCACCGTTCCGTCCCGTTGATGGTGTGGCTGAAGATGCCGCGCCCTGGGCTCTCCGGAGCTGAACGGAACGTCGCTAGGCCGGGTGTTGGATAGAGCTTGTATTCCTGGCCGACACGCTGACTGTAAAGATTTACACAGCGTTCCGGTGAGGCCAGCAGGCTCTGGCTTGCTAGCATCGTTGGGCCGGCGAAGCGAGGCCATCTCATCGCGTCAGAACTCTCCGCTCGTGAAGCGCATCCTTGACAGTGTTCCGACGCGACGTGTCAAGGCGCCGTCGATGACGACATGTGATGGCCTGAAATTGCCTCGCTTGATGTCATCCAGGCTTGTCTTCGCCAGCATCGCAAGATTCTGCGGTGGCGTGGCCCCTGGATAGTGCGCGGAAAGCTCCATCGCGAGGTTGTAGACAATCGCCCGCCGATAGCCCGGCGGGAAGGTGTAGACCGTGCTCAAGTCTGCAAACTCCGTGAGCGCGGTCGGCGTGTAGAGCACGAGTTGCGTAGTCCCGACATTTGGGATCGGCAGCGGATAGACGCGCCCGAGGCCAGCAGACCAGTTGTGGTCGTACCAGATACCTTGAGCGTAGGTGCTCTGAAACGTCTTCTGCGGCCACGCCTCGTATTCGTCGTCGCTGAACACCTTAATCGGCGCCTCAACTGGGGTCGCAGCGCCCGTGTCGAGGATCAGGCCCGCATGGTCAATCCAGAGTGGGCGTGCCATAGGGATGTTTGCGCCTGGGCCAATCGTGTAACTGGCCAACCCACTGGTGAGTGTGAGTGTCGTGCGCGCGAGAAAGTAGATGGTGTGTCGCTGGGTGCCGAGGCCATCCACCCAGCGGTTGAGCACGTCGAACGCGGTTTCCCCGTCTTCGGAGCTTGGGTCCTCCGTTGGGTCGATGACTCCAAGGAGTTTCAGCGCGGCGGCGGCGAAGTCGTTGGCGCTCGGCACGTCGCCTCAGAAGCGCCCGGCCGCTTCTGACCCCTGCATGATGGCCTGCACGGTGCCAGAGGTCGCCGTCGAGAACCGTGCCCGCACCGCCTCAAAACCAGCGCAGTTGGCGGACCATGCTCCATTCGCCGTCGCGGAACTCGCAGCCGTGGCGCTCGCAGCCGGAACCATGTTGAAGGCCACCCACGTGTTCCCATCGACCGTCGCTTCGAAGGACACGGTACCAGTCCACGTCCCCAGCAATTGCAGGGCGACACCCGCGAGCCCGCGTGCGCTGATGGAGATCAGTTCGTCGGTCGCATCCAGAAACAGCGGGCCTACTCGGGGGGCATTGGTCATGTTTTGCGCTCCGTCCGTGGCTGCCAACCAGGCTTTGCTGGTGGCTGCGGTTCTGGTGGCGGAAACTTCGTCGGCGTGTCGACCCACCCGTCGCCGAGTGCGTTGAGCGTCGCCTCGTCCACGAACTTGCGCCCGCTAGGTGCCAGCGTGGGGTGATACAAGAACGTTGGATGCATCAGGCAACCACCGCTACGTCAGGCTCTTCCACCATCACTTCGCGCTTGAGTAGTTCGACCGTGTTCTGGAACGCCCGCTCCAGTAGTTCCGGCGGCAACGCCAACGCGTAGACACTGCCACTCCTCGCCATCCCGGCCATGACGCAATCGGCGATGAAGTCAAGCACGTCAATCAGGTTCACGTCCGTCGGCACGCCATCTTCCATCGTCAAGTGATGGCGATTGAGCTTTCGGTGGCGGTCCCACCAGCTGGTTTGCTTGAACCCAGTCAGAAAGTCAGCGTGGAAACCATCGATGTCGGTCAACTTGTCGGGATCGTGGCGCTGTCCGGCCTCGCACACACGCGCCATGAAGAAATCCAGTGCACACCGCACGTCATTGATGTGCTGCTTCGAGCTGGCGAGCAGCGTATCCTTCGACACGTTCGCGTAGTCGCAGGTGCGTGTGTCGGCTGTTGGGCTCTTGCGTATACGAATCATCTGATTACTCCGTTACTGGCAACGGCGCGGCGACAGGCATTGACATAACCGCGCACCATCGCGCTACCGCTGATCCGGTGACGATCGAGATTCCAGTAAGCGCCGGGTAGAGGTGGTATTCGTGGATGAACTCACTCGTGGCGAACACGAACCGCGGAGCGACACAGATCGCAACCCAGCCAATCGCCCACGTCAGCAGCGGTATCCTTCGCCGCGCCCAGACCGCCAACACGGCCACCGTCGCTGTCAGGAGACACGCTGCGGCCTTCCAATAGGACGAGAGGCCCACGATGTCGTGGTCGATGGAGAGGCCAACAGGCCAGGCGTAGAGGGCCAGCAGATGCCAGACCGCGGTGGCTTGCAGGAGGAGAACCATCGGCAGGTCAAACACAGGCCCGCCCGCCCCAGGCACCGTCGCGATCACATTCACCAAGCGTGGCCAGGCCACCGTCATCGCCAGCGTCAGGGCGCACAAAAGGGCACCCTGAATCCATCTGGCCAACGGGATGTCTTGCCGAAAGACCCGCAGTGACAGGATGACGAGCGGGATCGCGATGAGGCCGATTTCCTTACTCATCGCCGCGGCGACGATCGAGATAGCAGCGACCCCTGCGCGCCAGAGCCCAGGACGATCCGCCCATCCAAGCGCGGCCCAGACCGCCAGGAGCGTCCACAGCGCGACCAGGAGATCGCCTCGGGCGCTCACGTAGCTGACGGCTTCGCTGTTTATGGGGTGCAGGAGAAAGACGGCTGCCGCGATGAGCGCCGCTGTCGGGGCGACGATCTCGCCCGCGACGGCATACACCAGCAGACCTGTCGTGAGATGCAGCCCGATGTTCGCGGCATGTTGCCGCCCAGCGTCTAGCCCGATCGCGTCCACGGTCCACTGCGAGAGGCCGCGGCCTGGTAGCGTCCACGCTGCCGGCGCCTCAAGCGCGTGGTCGTCTTCCCATACAAAGGACGCCCCGAGCGCCGGCCGGTAGAGCAGGACCGTCAGGGCGCAGAGGCCGACGAGGAGGAGTCTGCGGATGTGCGCGTGATCCATGTCAGCACTCGATGCGGGGTCTTGAACTGTGGTGCTCGCGCGATCACTGTCTCGATGCGGAATCGTGCGTCGATCCAGTCCTTCCGATTCGCGGCGTTGATGGCCAGATTCGTTTCCGCGATGGCCCAGGCTAGGAGCCGTTCGTCAGGTGCGCGGCCGAGGCGCTGCGTGAGCTCGCTCGCATACCGCCACGCGTCGGCCGCCTTGCCGTATTGCCCGCGTCGCTGATACTGCTGCCCGAGATTGATCCACGGACGCGGCTTCTCTGGGCTATGCGCGACCGCCGTCGCCCAGAGACGCCGTTCATCCTGCCAGTCTGTCGCGCGGCTGTACGTGACGAGGGCGAGCCCCAGCAGCCACGCCCCAGTCACGCACCTACGCATCAAAAAGTGACCGGCCGAGAGTCGTACGTGACCGTCGCGGCACTTGTGCCGTTCCACGTGCTCGTCTCCGACCGACACGTCCAGAAGAACCCGCCCCGCACGTTGATCCACGGCATGAACGCGGCATCCCCAGACCCACGCGTGCAGTCCGCGCCGTAATCGGGATCGTTGGTGTGAAAATGATCCGATGCCCCAACGTAGACCCGGTCCGTGTTGTCATGCGCGCGCGCCCTCGTCCCGTTCTGGCCACGGCGTACGCTGATGGCAGTACCGCTCACGGCAGTCACCAACGCTTGTTCTGAGTCAACCCACACGTAATCGCCCACGTCGAACCCGGTGGCGCTGGTCACGGAGAAAACCGTCGCCGTCTCTGAGGCATTGGCCGCCAGAGTCGTGGTGTTCATCAGCGTCTGAGCCTGAGCGGCTGAGACGCCGACGAGGAGCAGGAGTGCAATCAGTGCCGCGCGTCGTATGGTGTGCATCATGTCCTCCCTTACGCCGCCAACACGGCAACGATGTGCTCGGTTCGCTGAGCCAGCACACCGAAGACAATGTCGAAACGCGACTTCCACTGGTCGGTGTCACCGTCCCACCATTCGCAGTAGCGCATCCCGACCCCGCTCAGGGAGTCGTACTTCATCGAGGCCTGATTGACGCCGTCCGGCTTCTCGAGCGGCACGATCGCGAGCGCGACCGCTTCCTTGTGCCAGAGCAGTCCAATCGTGGCCAGGGCCGAGGCTGCGCCGCTGAAGGTCAGCGCCGCGTTATCCGCCGGCAGCGCCGAGACGTTCTGGAACGCTCCGGTGGACCGAATCGTCGGGCTGATGTTGATCGTCAGCGCGCCCGCCGCGTTCGTGCCCGCTGCCGTGACAACAAACGGCTGCAGGAAGGGATAGGTCGCTTTCGTGATCGGGTTGACCGCGAAGACATCCGCGATGGTGAACCTGTCACCCTCTGCGACGGCTCCTGACCCCGTCCAGCCGTCCGTGACCAGCGTGGTCGCGCCGTCGGCCGTGGCTCCATTGACCAGAATCGTCCCGGCCCGCGCTCCATTGGTGTGGCGGTACAGGTTTTGGTCCATGTGCCAGTTCATGCCGTTCTGGTACGTGCCGTCCAAATCGGCATCCGTGAACATCGCCCCGATCTTGCCGCTCGGATTGAACTGAGCCGGCGTGATCGCCTGGATGATGTCGCCTTCCATCTCCGGGTTGATGTTCAGGTGTCGCTGGCCTTTGCCTCTCGGCGCAGTCATGTCGCTGAGCCGCGCGCCTGCGTCGTAGTAGGTCGCCGTCGAGGACGGGGTTGTGCCGTACGTCCCGACGTTGTGGTAGGTCCGCAGCGCCACGTCCCGCAACACAATGCGGTCGACTTCATTCGCCAACCGAATCGCGGCCGGCTTCAAGCACTGTTCGGTGAGGGAGTTCAGATCGAGCTTGCGCTCCATCGACGACATCTCGAAGTCGATGCCGATCTGATAGTTGAGGGTCAGGGTGTCGAACTGCTCGTTCACGTTCTGGCCGGTCCAGCTCTGGCCCGTCCTGACGGTGAACTGCGCGGGTTTGCGAATCCGAATCGCGTCGCCGCGCTTCGCGCCCGCCTGTCCGAACAAGGGTTCGACCTTGCGGCTGCAGGTGCGCAACGCCACGCAGTTGGCCTCGAAGGGGTCGAGGGCCGCGAGCGTGACGTGGTCAATCGTGAAACCGTTGAATGCCATTTAGGCCCTCAGGCCCGCACTCCCAGCCGTGCTTTGTTCGCTCGAAACTGCGCGAGCGTCATCTTCGAGGCGTCGGGGAGCGTGACCGGAGACGCGTTTCCGCCCACTGGTGCAATCGGGGCGGGCGCGGGGGTGATTGGTTGAGCGGGTGCCTTATTGCGCTGATTCACCAGCGCCCGGACCCGCGTCTCAATGGCCCCGATCACCAAACCCTGTTCGTACTGGCTGCGAGCCGAACAGACCGCCGCAAGGTCGTCGGGATGACTCCCGAGGTAATGCGTGAGGTCGTGGCGCAGGGGGGACGTCAGGAGACGGTGAACGATCGGTGCTCGCTGGGGCATCGGCAGACGGCCGAGCGTCTCGAGCACTTCCGAATGGGCATCGTCGAAATCCGCGTAGCGCTGACGGATCTGTGGCAGCTCGGCGTCATACGCCTGCTGCGCGCGGTCGATCTGCGCCTTGACCTGATGCACACGTTCGACGCGCGTGTGTGAGGCCTGAAGCTGACGGAACTCTTGCCGAGCATGCCAGCGCGCGAGCGAGGCATTGTGCGAGGCATACGGATCGGGCTGATCGGCAAACTGCTCGAGCTGCGGCTCAGGGTCGTTCGGATCGGGCTGTAGCGTCGGCTCGGGCTGAGCCTGCCGTGCCTGCGGTTGTGGCTGCAAGCTACCGTCCGGCTGCCCCTGCGGCCACGGCTGCGGCTGGCCATAGGACACACGACGTGCGAGATCGCTGCGCTCCTCGAGCAGCCGCTTGATGCGCCGATGGTCGCGACGCCGCAGATCCAGCGTGACACCGGTGTCCGGGTCTTTCCAGCGATGCGCGGCTGGCTGCGGACCCTGCGGCTGTTCCTGGGCTGGCGGTGTGTCAGGTTCCTCGTCGGGTTCGGCCTCGAGCTCCACGGGACCACGCGGCGGGAGGTCGCTCGCAATCGGTGGCTCAGTAACCGGCGCTGGTTCGGGCGGCGCCTGTAGCGACACTGCTCGTTGGGCACGAAACTCGGCGAGGGTGGACGGCGCAACCGGCGCGGCTGCAGGCGATGCTGCTGGTGCGACTGGAGGCGCTACCGCTGTCTCACTCACAACGTGAACTCCTCAAAAAACTCGGGCCACAAACGCAAAAAGGCCGGTCCGCTCCTCCCTGCTTCTCCGCAGGTGGAACAGACCGGCCTTGTGTCTGTGGACCCTTGTTGCTCACGCTCCGCTGGGCCTAGCGGGTGTCACGCGGGGGATCAGCCCGCGCCTAGCGTGAACCGTGGTGTTGCTTAGTAACCCTTTTTCTTGCCGGACTTCTTGCCCGACTTCTTGCTACCGCATGGCATGAAAATTATTGCAAACCATGGCTGCGCGTTTGTCAACGTCACCATGCAGACTTTCGCGGCCGACATCGGTCAACTCCCACGCGCCATCAATGCGGTGTATCAGTTCCTTGTTTCTGGCCTCCTGGATCGCGGCGGATACAGCCCGCTTTCTGCCCGGCAGCCGCTCTGCCAATTGGGAGACCGTCAGCGGGCCGTAGCGAAGGGCTGCGACAATCTGGCGCGTACGAGTGGTGTCCCGTCGCTCGCTTCCACGACCCACACGCTCCCCCAGTGGAGACACGAACCCATCCGGGATCATCACCAGCCCACGCCCGTCACGCTGCAGATGGCTGCGCGCCACCCAGTTATAAATCGTGCGCACGCTCACACCGAAATAGGCCGCCGCCAACACGGCGTTCATCCGTCTCATAGACCGTGTCTCCTGCGCCGCGCTCGACATTTCGCGCACCGCGTGCTGCTATAGCCGATCAGCGCTGCCCCACATGGCTTGCCATTCACCACCGCTGTGCATCGCGCCGGCGTCTTGACGACACGAGTCAGTGCCATCTGGCGGCACCGATCATCGATACCTAGGCACGCGCTCCCGGCCGCCGTGAAACCGTCCCGTGGCGCATCAACCCACCAACTCACGCGTCGGCTCCGTTCGGCTTCGGCTTCGCCTTCTGCTGCTCCATCGCGTAGACGTGGCCTTGCTCGCCGGTTTCCAGTTCCTGCTGATGCGACAAGCCGGCCATGCCTCGTTCGTGCGCTTGCTCGCCCATCTGGGCATCCTGCTGCACCTGCAGATCCTGCTGGTGAATCTGCAGGTCGGCCATCTTGAGGAGTCGCTTCGTTTCCTCCTGCACCGCAATCTTCGCGGCTTCCGCGTCGAGCTCCGCCTGCAGCTTGATCATCTCAGCCCGAATCTTCGCCATCTCGACTTCGGCCTTCAGGCGCTCGATCTGCAGCTTCGCGGCGTCAGCATCCTGCTGCTTCTTGATGTCGGCCTCCGCCTTCACCATGTCCTGCTTGACGGCATCCTGGAGGCCTTTGATAACCTGAGCGTCCTGCTCGAGCACGGCTTTGAGCTGCGCGTTCTCCTGGGCCAGCTGCTGCGGGTCCATTGAGCCGTCTTCCTCTCGGATGTTCGGCGGCAAGGTGCGATCGAGCCGGTCGGCGATCTCCCGGTTCCCAGGCCCGTCCATGTTCCTGACCGCAATAGGCGCCATAGCAGCGGCCATCGGCTCGGGCAGCACCTTCATCAGCTCGAGCTGGAAATCGGCGGCTTCCTGCCGGCGCGTGCTGTAACTCGCCCCAACATCGGCCACGACGTCGAACCGCCCGGCTCCCCACTGGAAGATACCCGCCACGCCGCGCTGCGTCTTCCGCTGCTGCCCCACAATCACTTCCTCGGTCTCGGTCTCGTCTTCGAGGCCAACAATCCGCAGCACGCGCCCAGGGCGGTTGTAAATCTTCGGAATCGCGCCCAAAAGCAGCATGCCCTCGAAGATCAAGGCCGCCCGAAAGTTGTCTTTGTAGTTGACCGCGCCCTCAGCTTGCGCGTCTTTCCGGGCCAGGATGGCCCGGCCGGACTGGTCGGCGTTCTTGCGGTTCGGGTCGGTCGCGTCGTACCAGCCGGTCGTCGTGCGGCAGTCCGACTTCGCCTGATTCAGCGCGATGGTGATCGCTTGCACCTTCGCCGGGTCGGTGAACTGCGCCACCTTCGGCTCCATCGGGCGTCCAGCGGTGTCATACGGGACAAAGGGCAGAACCGTATGCGCCTGACTCGCCGCGGTTGCCCAAGTCTTGGCGTAGGGCTCAATGGCTTCTGCCGGCGCCATCACCTTGGACTTCGGAGATAACGCAAGCTCGTAGACCAGTTCGGACGCCTGATAGTTGTACTGGCGCTGCGGATCTCGCGCCGCCCGCACAATCCCCCGTAGCGTGCGCTTGCCCTTGACCGTCAGCGACTCGCCGTACATCGGGACAATTGGGATGAACGGCCACGGCTGATCACGGCCTGCCGTCTTGTCCTCGTTGCCCTCCAGCACCTCCGCGCCGGTGATTTTGGCGAGCTTCACGACGCGCGTTTTGGGCTTGTGCGTCTGGATCGGCTGGACGCCTTTCGGCACGGCCGAGGACGGAACGACGCTTCCGTCTTCCAACAGCGCGAACTCCGGACCGTCCTTCTCCTCAACGTAGAAGTAATCGACGACTCGCACCGAGCCTTCCGGAAACCAATCAGGCATGGCGATGCCAGTTGAGGCGAACGCATCCTGCTGCGTCGCGATGGCGTCCGGCCACTTCGCCTTGAACTCCTCCATCGGCACGTCTTCGATGATGAAGGCGTAATTGCACTTCCACGGCTCGTGCAGCGGCGTCGCTGGGTCCCTGAAGACGTTGAACTGGTTTTCGATGGCCTGATACTTGATGCACTGGTCGAAGACTGGGGCCAGATCGCCGCCAGGCACCTGGTCGTACTCAAACTCGGTGAACAGCCGGTAATAGCCCCAACCCGGCCCGACCGCGCCCTTGAACGCTTCCTCGCGCGCTGGCTTCGCGTGGCCCGTGATCTCGATGTGTCGAATTAGGCCTTGGAACACTTCGGCCGTGTCGATATCTGCCCCGCTGTCCACTGGACTGACCTGGATGGCTGGCTTCGAGCTCCGCATCTGGCCCACAAGCTGCCGATACGGCTCGCCAATCTGGTCAATCGTCAGGCAGGGCCGTGATTCACCCCGGGAGGACACGACGTCCGGGTCCCACTGCTCAAGGTTCAGGAACTGGAGGTCTTTCTCCCCTTCCTGCCGCATGGGCTGCTCAGCGGTGTCGGCAACCTTCCAGCGCGTGAGCGCCGTCGTCAGGAAGGGATTCGAGGCGGAGTCGATGTCAGCCATTGAAGCCCTGCACCTCGTAGGGCGTCACGTCTGCGCCTGTGGGCCGACTCACCCAATGCTCGGGCACATGCTCGTAGGCCGGCCTGTGCTCCCATGTGGCGCCAGGGACCGCCGCCATCGCGAGCCCAGCGGTCGCGAAGACGCCGTCTACGCCGTAATCATCGTAGCGACCGCTTGCCAAGACGTAGACTGTCATTGCCAGCCCCGGAACAGCCACACGAGCCGCTGTCGGAATGTCATGCCGCGGAACGCTTCGAGCGCATCCACGCGCCCGCGGGTCCTCAATTCGTCGTGAATCAGCTTCTGCAGCACGTCGTGGTGCTGCTCGAGCAGCGCGCCCTGATTGTTGACGACATGCCGGACCTCGCGCTGACTGACCTTGCGCGGTGTGCTCATGAGCGCCGAATCCACGAACTGTGCGCCGCCCGGACCAGTCATTTGGCCGCGCGCTTGGCCGCTTGCCTTACTCGCCGCGCGCGCTCCCTAGCGCCTTGATGCGGAGTGTGTCGGCTATTCAGATTCAGGCGTCGGCGCAATTCCTCCAGCGTCTCACGGCTCGTCGCCGTCACCAGATCGCGCTCGTCCTCGCCGGCCGCGATAGCTGCCTTGTACGACTCGTAAATCTGCCCCGTGTTGATATTCATTCGTCCCACACCTTGTCTTCAAGCCGCGCCAAGCGTGCCTTGATCTCATCCCCCTCGAGCAGTCGCCGTAGTAATTCGTCTTCGAGTCGCTTTAGGCGCGTGCTGAACTCATCGCCTTGCTGACGCACTAGTTCGTGAAGATGGTTCACGCCACGGCGCATGTCGGATATGTCGAATACCTCACGGCTCCACGCGCCTTTGCTCGTAATGCGATCCAGAAGCGGATTCAACAGTGCGACCAACGATTCGTAGTCCCGCCGCAGGGCGTCAATCTGGCGACGCATGGACTTGACTGTCACAGGGGCGAGTTCCTTCGATGTCTTTGCCATGCTTGCAGTTATACCCCTAAGCGACCTTCTTTCGCTGCGTGCGCCGGCACACCCGGCAGACATCGCAAAGGCCGCCGCCACGCTTTAACCTATTCCTGCTAAAGTCCGTTCTCGGCTTCGCCGTTCGACACGCGCTGCACACCCTATCCGTGTTCGGATTGCCTCCCGCGCGGACGATGCGCATGCGCGCATGGAGCAGGTTGTGATAGGCGGCGTCCTGACAGATGACGAGCTGCGCCGCGGCGCTTTTCGTTCCATCGGCATGATGCACGACTGCCCCGGGCGGTAACGGCTTCCCCAATGCCCGCTCAGCCCTCCGCCGATGGATGCGCCCCTTCGAGTTGACTGGATACCACAAACCGGTGCACCCTGGACCGACAGCGCCAGCCGGCTTCACTATCTCATCCATGAAGTTGAACCCATAGTGGAAGGCATAGCTCGGCGCATCGGCTGCAGATCCTGCGGCCGTGACACGACCGGCTGCGCAAACGTCAGCGCGAGCGCATCGCCGTCATCAGGCGACTTCTCCCCGCGCTTCTTGATGTCCTCTTTGGATTCGAGCCAGATGCGCTGCTTGTTATCCGGCCTGAGCCCAGGTGCTTGCAAATCAATCTCCAGCCGAGGTGCCGCATCGATGGCTCCGGTGGCCAGCCACGCTTTCATCTCCGCCCACATGTGATCGCGGTAGTACCGGCGCTTGTCGTTCGGCGAGTCCGCCCCGAAGTTCACTTCAGTGACGTTCCGGTGCCCTAAGTCCCTGAGGCGCTGCGCAATCGGCCCGGCGATACCGGCGCTGTCTAGGAACAGCATCGCCACCTTGTGCCCGCTGTAGGTCGAGGTCAGCACGTCGCCGAGGCGATTGGTCAGGACCGCCGGATCGGCGGTGAGCTTGCCGGGGATGCGGATGGACGGGATAGATCGGGCGTCTCGCCCTCGCCTGAACCGAATAACGTTGAAGTCGCTCCCGCCCCATGCGAGGTCACAACCAGCCACCAATGGTTCATCTGGGAGCACTTCCACACTACGCTTTTGAGCGTCGAGGACTCGCTGGGCGTCAATGAACTGAGCGTCTGACGCATTCGGCGGCAGCCCGCACACTCGCACTCGAAAGAAGTCGGAATCCTCGCCATAGTCCTCCGCATACTCCTTGACCAAATCAGCGTTATGGCCTTCGACGGTCCGAACATCGATCACCCACGACTTCCACCGATGGCGCTTGGTCGCGAACACCGCATCGTAGAACGACCCGCTGCGCCGCGTCGGGTTGCCGAAGAGGAAATACATCGGCTCGCCCTTCGCCAACCCGCCTTCCTGCACCTCGTGGATGACCTCAGGAACGTTGCTGTCCTCGTCGTTGATGTAGAAGCTGGTCGAGCGCTCCGAATGCTGCCCAGCGAACGCCTCGCTGTTCTCCGGGGCACAGGTCTGCGGCGTCACGCGCCAGGATTCCCGATGCCCCCTGCGGTAGAGAATCTGCGTGTTCGCTTCAAACCACAGGCTCGTGATGGATTGCTTGTTCCACCAGAGAATCGCCGCCCAGGTCTTGTCGTCGAGCTGCGTCGAGGTGTTCGCGGTCACCGTGCCCTTCGCGTCCACTCGCGTGCTCATCAGGAAATTCACCAGCATCCCGGTGAGCGCGCCCTTGCCGGCCCCGTGCCCTGAGCTCACGGCCCCTCGAATCGGTGGAACAGGCGTGATGCCGTCGAAGCGCCGGGCCTTGATCTCGCTGCCCAGCCAGTCGAGGAACTCGCATTGCCAGATGCGCGGTTCCTTGTAGCGCTCGAGAGGGGTATCTGGCACCGCCCATGGGAAGGCGAAGCGGACGTAACCCAGAGGATCGGCGTAGAACTCGCTGACCGCGTGCGCCAGTTCAAGTTCTGCCGATACTCCGCCCGTGGCGATTCGCATTTTTGTTAATGTTTTTGCGATTCCGCCGCTCGCTTCCGGCCCGCCAAAAGCGCCTGCATCAGCGCATCGTCGCCCTTGAGTTCCAACTTCTCGACCAGCATCCCAAGGTGTTTTGCCGCCAGCTCCACATACCGCCCGCGATCAACGAACTTGAGCTTCAGCACGCGGTCCGTGTGCCCATCACCAGCCGCCGCATTCTTGATGATGACCTCGACGCCGGCGATGCACCACGCCTCTTCCTCGGTCAATTCGTGGACTGGCTTGAAGTTGCCGCTCTCGTCGAGCAAGCGACGGATATCGTATTGCTGGCCCCTACGAATCGCTTCGACCGTGGTCTCGACGCTTAATGCTTGGTCGCGGAGAAGTCGTTCCCTGATGGCTCTGGTGGCCTTATTGAGGCTGCCTGGCTTACGTCCGCCGGTCTTCTTGCCCTTCATTTCTCCGGATTAGACGAAATAGACAGAACCGGCGCCGTCATCGCCTCTCGCCAGCGGCGGTACGCTTCGGCCATCACCGGGCACTTTGCCTTGTCTTTCACGCCCAGATGCTTCCGCTGCCACACGTAGACCTGCTGGCTCCACGTGTAGACGCAGGCTTGGCCGGTGTCGAGCACGTCCGCGGTGTAGACCGGATAGCGTTCGACAATGGGCGGTGGGAGTGGGCGGACAGCAGCGAGGGGAGGCGCAATTGCGAAACCCAACGCGAGACCGATTCCGGCAACAGCGACGAGGGTCGCTATGGAACGCCAAGGATCACGCACGTAGTTGAGTATGAAACTCAGGTGGGATCGGTTCAATGACACAATCTACGCAGTTTTAGACAATCCGGACTTCTTCGTTGCTTTTGCGGCTCGCACGAGACGTTCAGGCACGAGCACATACCATGCGCCCGCGATCTTCACTGCGCCTGGCAATCGTCCTCTCGTGGCACAGCGGCTGAGTCCGGCACGCGTGCGATTGAACCAGTAGCCGAATTCCTCGAGCGTCAGGAGGATCTCTTGCTCGGCTTCGGCGAGCACGTCCTGAGGGTTACTCACGGCGTCAGTTTCGACAAGCGACGTAGAACACGGCTGGCGCCATAAACCAGCACAGAAATGCCACAACGGCAAGGCACACGGCGACAGGGGTATCGCCGGCCTTGATGGCGACTCGGATTGCTCGAAGAGCCCCCATACCAACCATTGCGAACACGCCAACGCAGAACGTGAACCAGAACATCAGCCAGTCGAAAGACATCGAATCACCTCAGTCGGTTGACGCGGTAGGGCTATCCGTCCCTCCGCCCACCGGGTCTACGCGCGCCTGATCTTCTTTCTGTTCTTGCTCTTGGAGGCGTCCGGCTCCTTGGCTGTTCCTGGGGGTGACTCTCGCAGACGTAATGAGCGCCGGACGTCGCCGATTCCAGCATGGCAATCCATCTTGGGAGGTAGCCTTTGTCTATGCTCCCGATGGTGGATCCCCAGTTCATTAGCTCCCGCATCTCGGCGATGACGCGCATTCGCTGGCCATCATTCTGGTCTGTCGTCATCTAGGTTCGCTCCCCACGCCATCAGAAGAAGACTTGTCGCGCGTGGACAGGCGTTGCTGATTCGTGGCGACAGGGACTACCGCGGCCACCGATCTGCCCCCTCCCACCGACGACTACCTCTTCGTTCGCCAGAGCCTTGCCGCTCCCGCCACGACTCGCCGTCAGTGTCGCGTGTGCCCTTGCACGTCGGGTAATTCGAGCAACCCCAGAACCGCTGGCCGCTCGTCTTGTTAGCCCGCGAAATCATGGGTTCGCCGCACTCCGGACACTCGACGTTCTCAGGCTTCATACAACAGCGCGCGGACGGCGGCGTCCTTGGCTTCCAGTAACTTGCGCAGCGCCACGGTTCGCTCCGGGTTACTTGGATACTTCTCAACGACGCGCTCGGCCAACTCACAGAATGGCCTGCTCGCTTCTTGTAGGTGCTCCGGCAAATGCCGAAAGCGGAAGAACTGCAACATGCGGTCGGTCGGCTTCGTCTCGGTCGTCATTGTTCGAATTGCCTCGTTGTGCGATGCGGTAGGGCGACCTAGGAATTAGGCTGTCCGTCCACGCGCGTCTCGTCTTCTTGTTCTTCCTGCATCTATCGCTCCCCACGGACGGCGGCGAGGGAGGCCAGTACTCGCTTGCTCTCGTCTAGTTCGATCTGCCAATACACCGGCGGGACTGGCTCCGTCTGACCATCGAATTGCCGAACCCATCGCACCAGCGCCTCGGTCAGCGTGGCAACCCGGGCCTCGGCTTCTCGCGCCTTGTGCTTGAGTGCATCGCGATCCTCAGCGAAGCGCTCGGCCATGTCACGGTGGAAGTCGACCGTCTTTGCGCATTGCTCCACCATCCGGTCGTATGTGCACCCGTAACAATCTCCGTCTGCTGGCAACGCACGATGACATGTCCCACAGCGTGCATCGCGCAGCGTGGCGACCTGCTGCTCCGCTTTCTGGGCTCTGTGTAGCGCGTTGCCTAGATCGTTCTTCGTGAAGCCTAATTCACCCCACGCGCCGTCTCGTTCTTGGACGAGCGTGGCAACCTGCTGCTGCAAGGCGTCTCGTTCCGCAATGACGTCGTCAAATACGTCTCGCGCGTGGTCAGTGGTCATCTTCGCCAACTCACCGACAGGATCTACCGCGCCGGCCGCCTGATGTTCTTCGCACATCCACTTCACCTCTGGATCGCAACCACAGTAGCGAGCACTTATGCCGGCATCTCGTCCCATGTCCGACCGTCGAGTAGGCGTCCGCCTGACTTCGGCGTCGGACCTCCCCATTGCTTGAAGAAGAACTTCACGCCAGCGGCCACGCACTGATCGCGGATATCCCGCACCCATTCCACCGCAATCGGGCGATGCTTCGGCCCGCTCTCGCCGCCCACAATGACCCAGTGGATGCCGTGGAGGTCAATATCGCCTATGTGCTCCAGGAGCGGCTCGATCGAGAGGAATCGAACCGCCGCTGGCGTCTGCCTCAACACCGTGATGCGCGATTTCCAACGCCGATTCTCGACACTGACGCCGAGCCACATCTGGCACATCACAGGCGCGAACGAAATCGGTTGGCCTTGACGGTTCAGCCCGCGATCCTCCAGATACATCCGGCCCGAACCGTCGCTGTCAAAGCAGAGCCGCGACATGATCGACCGCATCCGCTCCGGCCGCTTCGTGAGCACTTGGAACACATGCCCTTTCGCATGTCCCGCGCGAATCGAATCCAACACGCGAAGGATGAAAGCATCCGGCACGTCATCGTGGAACAGATCGCTCAGGCTGTTCACGAAGATCCGGCGCGGTTTCGTCCAGTGCTTCGGCTGGTCGAGCCGGTTCACGTGGAGCTCCAGCGGAATATGCCCCTTCACGAACCGCCGACCCCTGATCCGGAATGGTGGCGTCCGCTCGATGTAACACGATGCGCATGCGGGACTGATCTTGGTGCAACCAGTCGTCGGGTTCCACGTCGCGTCTGTCCATTCAATCTGTGAGTGGTCCGCCATCTATGCCGCCTCTTTCTGTGCCCGTCGTCGCTCGCGCATGCTCGCCGCGGACATCCCTGACCGGTACCCAGCATGCCAAGTCTTGCGACCGACTTCGACCATGCGCTCAATCTCCTCCGGCGTGGCGTCTGGAGCGACCTCGCGACAGATGTCCTCCACCGTGGCCCTGACCTTGGCGCTATATTTTGCCTGGTTCCAAGCGGCCAAACGCGCACCAGAGGCCTTGAGCTGTTCTGGCGTCCGTGAGGCCGCAGCCGCCCATCCCGCACAGGTCCGGTCGCAGTAGCGCTTACTCCGACCTCGCAATGCCGTGACATGACACCACTCGCACATCTTCCGTGGCGCCGGCGGCAACTCTCCGCGTCGGCGCCGAGACCAGATGCGGCGAGCACAGCTTTTCGCCGCATACGTGTTGCCTGGCGTCACGTCGCCGCCGCAGTTACAGGGACAAGGGGTCACACTGGTTGCTCAACATTGAGATTGGTGGACGATACGCCAGTCGCCCCGCAGCGCAGGCACGTGATCGACCGATTCACACACGTCTGTCCGACGGGCTCCGGAGGCCCCAAGATCGCCGTGGCTCCGCAATGGCGCTGATAGACACAGATCCGACTCCTGACGACGTCGCCATCTCTCCGAAATAGTGACGGCTGGCTCATCCCGTCCCTGATCGGCGTCACTTCCGGCACCATGCACAGGTCAACGGCTTCCGTGCCACCCTGACCCAGTACGACTTGTCGCACGTCGCGCACTGCAGCAACACCGCGTCCAGTTGGCGGTCATCGTACGAATCAGCCGATGCGAGCGCCACGCTGGCTTCGCGGGCGTACCGCTCGGCGATGGCCAGCTTGTCGAGGGCGTGACGGATGGAGCGATCACGTCTAGTCACTGGGCTAGCCCCTTGTATTTCAGCCACTGCTGGCGCAATTTCTCTTTCGCCGCAACCGTCTGGACGCGATTCATGCACGCCTGCAGGTTCGCGCCGCTCATCCACGCATTCTCAAACTCGTCCCACGTGTTACCGAACGTGCGGCCGTGCTCGGCGAACTCGCGCTGAATCTCTGAACACGCAAGACAGAAGCAATATGTCCTCACCTCGCCTTCCCACTTGCCCGCGATGCGCTCGTACCGCATGCCTGGCTGGATAGGTTCACGGCACTCGTAACAGATATGCGCCTTTCGCGCCAACACTTCGCGCGCGCTGTAGAACTGCGCCTCATCGCCGTCATAGTCGCCGAGTGATACGTCACAGCTCATTCGCCACCTCTTACGCCAACACTGTCAGATCCTAAATGTCGCCACCAGGCGACGGCGTCGATGCTTTCGCGCGTCAAGCGGCCATGTCCCCTTCACCCGCGTGATATCGACCACGCGCCCGCACGCGAGCCCCCTCGAATGCGCGATATCCCAACTACGAGCCCAGAGGGCGACCTTGCACTGACATCCGGGCGCCCGACGATCAAAGAGCGTGACGGAGTAGAGATTCATCTGACTCGCCGTCCTTTGGCGTTCCGTGCAGATCGCACCAGTCTTTCCAAGACAGCACGACAAGGGCCTCAGCGTCATTCTGGCGCGTCCTTTTGATGACTAGCACTCCCGCCTTGTTTGACGCTGTCGCGCTCGCCTGGATGCCAGCCAGCCAGCCCCAGATGTATCGAGGGAGCGCCTTGCGAATCTTCAACTGGTAGCACGCGATACCGTCCACGAAGTCTGCCCCGGCCCGAGAGCCATCACACGGCTTCCGCTCGGTGCCCACATCCCGAGCGAATCTCGTCTCAGCCGCCTTCCAGCTTCGGCTTCTCATGCCGCGCTCGACTTCTCCGATTGGTCCCGCAGGTGAAGAATCAAATCATTAACCCGCACGGTCAGACCGTGGAACGGCTCGAGCTCCGCCAGCAACCACCGGCGCCAGCGCTCTTCCTCCGGCAGCGGGGGCGCCTTCTCGCGTGACCACGGCGGGCGACAGGTGGTGCATTGCCATTGATCGCCGTGCTTATCGACGAACAGGTTCCCGCACGCACAGCGCCGCCGCATCCGCGTCGTGCTCTTCATGCGCCAACCCTTTCCGGAGCTTGCGAGTACCGCTGCTGCGCGGCCTGCCGTCGCTGAATCGTCGGGTTCGTCTTGAAACACGCACACCGCTCAACCCACGCGTGCGGCGCATGCGGAATACGTCGTTCGCAGAAGCGTCGGATCGTTTCCGGCAGATGCCCTGGCGCACTCATCCCGCAGAAGCGCTGCGCCCACCCGGTGTCCTCGCAGACGTCGCAGTCGTGTCGCCAGTCCTTTGTCACTGTCAGCGCGAGGTCGCGCCCGCCGAATGGGTTTTTGATGTAAACCTGACGCGCGTTTTGTACGTCCGCGAGCCTGAATGGCTGTGGCTCAGCCCCTTGGCGCCGTACGACCGCATCGGCATCAGCCCGCAGCTCCGCGGCCACCGGGAACCACGTGCGCGTCTTCAACGCGTGGCTCACTGCGGCCACGAGCACCTCGTCGGGGATGTCCACGAGCGCCGCGAAATACTCGTCGGTGTCCCCTGGCATCGCCTTGAGCGAGAGCATGCGTCCCATTTGCAGGTCGAAATCTTCGCGCGTCATTGGCCGTTCGCTTTCCGGGCCTGCGCCTCGAGCGCCCATTTCGGTAGAGCTTTCGACGTCTGCGGAGATGGCGCGAAGCCGTTGCGGCCGCCGCGATCAACCGCCCGGTTCAGCCACGACACGAGGAACCGCGGCATCCCGATCGCCGTCTTCCGCGTGTTCGCTTCCGTCCACGCCAGCGCCTTTCGGCACTCGCCCTCGACGTCTACGCCCGGATAGGCCGCACGCCACGACTCGAGTTGTTCGGCCGTTAACCCCCATGTTTTTGCGCCTCTGCCGACGGTGTTGAATTCGAGAACGAAGCACTGTGCTTCCGTCGGCTTCGAGCCATTCGATGGCGCGAAGCTAACGTTCTTCTCTTCCGTACCGTTACGTACCGTACCGTTACGTACCGTACCGGGTTCGCCGAGTGCTTCGGGTTTGCTTCGATTGTGCTGAAGCACATCATCAGCACTCTGCTTTGATTGCACTGAAGCACTTTGCTTTGAGTGTGCTTCGCGCCTTACGTGGCCAGACGCACGACCTCCAGCAGCCCCAGCCTTACGTTTGGCTTGTTTTATTGCTTCAATCGTGGCCGCTGACCTGTTATGGCACAGATAGTCATGAACCTGCCAGCCACCAGGTACGGTCTCCCAGAGACCGACCAACACGAGTCGTGCCGCCATTTTGCGCGCACGCTTCACGCCGAGATAGTGCAGCGCTTCGGCCGGGATGAAGCCGTCTGTGAGCCCGGATTGGCAGTGGATGAGACCGCATACGTACAGCCATGAAGCAGCCGCACCGCACTTTAAGAACTTCGGATGTGTCGGCACGCTCGTCTCAATGTAGATGTACGCCATCGTTTCGACCCTCATCAGGTGCCGGGGTTGCCGGGGTAACTCTCTACCCACAGCAACCCCGCCCGCGCTGCCGAGCCGCGCTTGCTACCGCCCATTGACTTCTGCGTACGTAGGCTGGACGGCCTGCCTTTAAGTTGTCCGGTGACACGCCGCGGTTCCAGCTGCGTCATGGCTTCGCGACCTGTGGCCGCTCGCTCGGCAGCAACCCCTCTCAGCCTTGGTCTATGGGCAGCCGAAGCCGCCGATCCCTCGGCCTTCCGCGTTAGGGTCATCAGTCACCGGACAACGTCTTGTCTGGTGGGCGGCTCATACAGCCGCCCCACGTTGCTCCCTACCACCACATCAGCGCTCCGCCAAGAACACCGACGCGATGACTCTTCACAACGTGCCACATGGACCAGAACGTCGTTACTGACCGCACAAATGGATTGGCGCAGGTCCCCACGGATCGTTCGGTTCGCCCTCCCACCACAAGGCATACACATGCCACGGCGCACCCCAATAGGCCGTGCAGGGATCGCTGTAGGACTGCTGATAGTAGGATGGCGACGGAGGCTCGGCCGGATAGTTCTCGTACTTCGAGACCTGGCACACGCCATTGCAGTCCGGATTGGCCCCGTCGAGCACCGTGACGGTTGCCGAGTACTGCACTGTAGGTGCCGCAACGCCCGAGGGTCCTGCGATTGACGGGGCGCCGCCCTGGTTACACGCCGTGCTGCCGAGAACACATACCAGCCCAAGAATCGTTCGTTTCATGCGTGCTCTCTCGTCCCTTCTGATAACCCGTAGGTTTCTCGTAGAAGCCGCAGGTGATCCACGGCCTGCTCGAGCAGCTCCGGAAGGCCACCGATTGGAATCGGCACCTCTCCAGCCTCTCTGAGCACGGCGATGCGATCCTCCAAGCAGTAAATGAGCGATAAGAGTGACAGCGGACCTTCTACGCGGCGCGGTTCCGCCACATACGCAGGACTGAGCATGCTTCCTTCCCCTTGGGCACCATGTCCCGATTCCATTCCACGGTGTAAATATCCCGGACGTCGTCAGCCTTCTCGCCGTCGCGTGCGAGCACCAGGAGCGCGCCCGCGTGAATGAGCTGGTGAACTCCCCTCGATACCGTCCAGACGTTCGTCCAATCGTGTCGCCGGCCTCTGTTCTGGCTTCGGTATTCCAGGTGATGCCGTTCCAGCGCCTGCCAGCGGTCGACGTGCTCCGGCTCGAGATAGACGCCGGTCACTTGGCAGATGCGCTTGTCGCGCCGGTCGACCTTCTTGCAGACGCGCTTCCACTCCGCGGCTTCTGCCTTCTCCTTGGCCCGCCGGACGAGAATGAGCGGGTCGCCCTTAGCGAACGCCAATTGAGGACAGTTGCTCGCGCCCACGGTTAGAACTCCGCCGCCACGGTTTCAGGTTCGCGCGCCGGCGCCTTCCACCGCTCGGTGCATTCGGCCACGTCGCAAAACGAGCACTCAAATTTGCTCGGGACATGCGCCGGGCGCTCGTCTCCGCCGACCAGTCGAAGCGTCGCGAAAATCTGCTCCTCGCGTTTCGGTGTCAGGTCTTCCGGTTGAATCAGGACCGGCCCGTCCGAGTAGCACACTTCGCCGCTGATGGCCTTCAGGTCCGGCCTCAGCCGACGCAGCGCGAGGATGTAGAGCAGCACCTGCCACCAGTCGGAGTCGCGCTTCTTGCCGCTCTTGCAGTCGATGACGCGCGTGTCACCGTTGCGGGTCGCGATGAGATCCTGCTTCCCGGACAGAAGGGCGGTCCGGCCCTGCAGCTTGAAGGCGTTCTGGTTTTCCAGCGTCACCGACCAACCCTCGGCTTCAAGCTGCGTCTTGCGCTGCTGCACCATCTCGTTGTGCGTGGCCGACCACGCCGCCGAATCGAACGTCGGATCGTCGCGCTTCTCGTACTTGTAGTGCGCGCGATACCACGGCGCGAAGGCGCAGTGCTTGTCACCGGACAGCAGGCCGGTGATCCAGGTCACCCAAATGAACGGCAGGCCGTATCGTGGTGTCGCCATCATCGCCTCGCGTACACTTCCGCCGAATCACGAAGCGCCGCGCTAAGGTTCACCAGTGTCGCAATCGAGTTGACTTCCGCATCCACTTCCGCAAGGAAAGCCTTGGCCTTCTTCTCGTACTCGGCGATGTCGTTTTCGTTCCGCTCGACGCGGACCACCTTGGCCTGCAGCGGGTCCGGGAAATCTGGGTTGTAGGACAGCCAGTCACACCAGCGCGCGCCGGTAATCCAGAGGCCGTGCACGATCTGCTTCAGGTACTCGCCAGGAACGACGCCAGTCCGGAGGTATTCGAGATGTATCGCAGGAGTCGGCGCCTTCGCCTCGACAAGGCCCTCCCAGTCGAACACGACGCCGTCTGGCGACATACCCGCCATGACGCCGTCGAGCATCGCAAAGCCCGCCTTGGACACAAGGTTGCCCGTCAGGACTTCGTAAAGCGCCAACGCGTCGGCCTCGCGGTCCACGCCGTCCTGCATGGCCTGGTTCGTATAGTTGCGCTCGTGACACCGGCCTGTGATGCGCTCGAGCACGAGCTGCACGCGGAGGTTGCGCCGGCCGGCGGCTTCGCCCTTCGAAATCGTGGCCAGCATCTCGGCCGCACGAGACGACGTGAGCCGGCCGAGTCGCGCGGCGACCCACTCCGGAGACCGCTGCTCGCAATCGATGACGGTAAAACTCATGACGCCTTCACCTTGGCAGCTCTCACCTTCAACGCCTCCCATTCCTTGCGCTTGTGCTCGTTCGCGTAGGCCTTGAATTCGGTCTTACTGGCCTGCCACGCCGCCTGCAGCGCCTGGAGGCCGTTGTCTGCGACGGCGGTCATGTCGGTGAACCACGCATCCACGTCGACCGGCGGCTTTACTTCGGCCTTCTTCCCGGCGCGGTTCCCGTCGTCGTCGTCCTCGCCCACCGCCACGTTGAAGATCATCTTGAGCAGGTAGCGCATGCCGTAGGTCACGGCGGAGCCGGCGGCGTGCGTCTTCGTCATGACGTCGCCGCCCTTGGCGCCCTTCCCGTCGGCCGGCATGTCGATGTGGTAGAGCCTGGAGTATCCGGCGCCGTGCGTGACGTGGCAGACCACTCGAACGTGGTCCGGCGGGGCACCGTCCGCCGTGTCGAAGGACAGCCCGAAGCCGTGACCGGTGTAGACCGGCCGGATCGCTCGGTCCAGGGCTCCATAAGAGGCATACCGGCTCTTGGTCTGCGGGTTCGACGCATCGGCCGATACCGGGCGCATCCCCTTCTGCGCTGCCGACATCGCGGCGTTGAACTCGGACTCGGCCCGGCGAGCCTCCATCCGTTCCCAGAGCGCCATCAGCCGCTCGATCTTCTCGACCGAGGCGTTCGGGTCCTTCGCCAGCCGCTCGAACATGTGCACGGCGTCCCAGCTCTCGGCGGGAACCATCGCGACTGCTTCAGCCGTCCCGACGTCGAGGACGTGTGGCTGCGCCATCACAGCCCCCACACCGCGCGCTCCACCATCGGCACGCGCTGATTCAGAAAGTCCCGCTCGGCCGTCGCCATCTCCGACCAGTTCGCGAAGTCCTCCGATCGACCCGTCGTGATCTGGTGGTAGTTGTGCAAGGCTGCGATCAGGGCGTGCTTGGCCCTGACCACGTGTATCGGATGCGGCTTGACGGTTTCCTCTTTCGGTGGCCAAAAGGATTCATCTCGTGCGAGAATGAGGTTCATGGACTCAGCGCCTCCTTCGCGCTGGGTTTGGCCCGTCACGTTGTTGAGAACGTGGCGGGCATTTTTGTTTAGAGTTCGACGCGGTCGAGGATTGACTGCAGTCGCGAGTAGGCCGCCCCGAGCCGCGCGTTCGCTTCTGCCAGCCCCGCAGCGAGCGGCACGCCTGGATGTGGAAGGGCTTCTTTTCCGACACCGTTCGGCGGCTCAGGCGCCAACACAGCCGACAGCCGATCGGACAGGTTGGCAATCACGCCGTGCAGAGCTTCGATCCGCTGCTCCAACTGTCGGAACTGCTCAGCAACCAAGGACAGTCTCGGCGGGGGCTGCGGGATCGAACCTGCCATTGCGCCGCCACCAATCAACCCTACGCGCTGTCCCTGCTCGCAGCGCGCGTCGTATGCCGTCGTCTCACCGTTTCCGTAACTCACTGTCGTCCTCCGTTCGTTTACGCTGACTTCCTGTCGTCGTAGAGCAGAAACGCTTCCGGGCACCACTCGCGTGCGGTCTGCTCCGCTGCCGCCGCATAGTCCCGCAACTCCTCCCGGCTCAATTCCGTCAGGGACGTCTTCCCCTCCGGCATGCACTCGGCCTTCAACAGCAGATGCGCCTCGTGCTTGTGATACCCGGTCTCCTCGCAAAACGGCTGCACCACGTAGCCCCAGTAATGTTTTATTTGGGCGTAGGTGTAGGCGTCCTCTTCGGGCTCGATCCGGATGGTGAGGGCCGTTCCGTCGCCTGTCCGCTTTGCCCACTTTTGGCGACGCGTTTTGTAAAATTCATCGGTCACGTGAATGTCGCCGTCCCTCACTACTCCGGATACAACCAATGCGCTCATACTGGTGTCTCCAGCGCAACGAAGACGTCTCCAACTCGCCACGTAATCACTGGGCCCCCGCCAGCCGTCGGCGCGCATCCGGCACCTCGATGCCGGCGCTGCGCCATCCGCAATTAGTGCACTCCAGATGCATGGCGCCAGGCGTGAAATGCACCAAGGCCTGATGCCCGCGCAATCCGCAGAACGCCTGTCCGATCACGCGCAGCGCCTTCACGGCGTTGCCGTCCTCTTCGTCCGGCGGGATCCAGTTGCCGAGCACGTCGTTCACTGAACCACCTCCGGCGCCTGCTGCTCCTGCAGCGCGGCCTGCAGTTCTTCCGCGGCTTCTTGAATCGCCTTCGCCAACGCGAACGCGTGTGTGACTGCGACGTAATCGCGGCCCGGCAGGGAGATAGAACAGTCCCCTATGTCAATATTTATGAACCGCTCGCCACTGGACTCGATCTGGAGCACATGCGCTTTCAGCACATCGTCGTCGTGGAGCGTGATATAGGCGCTTGCCATTTATGCGATCCTCCGCAATGAAATCGTGGTGACGACTTCCGCCTGCTGGCTCAACTCCGCTAGCGCCAGCACGAGCGGCCCGCGCAGTTCTTCGACTTCCCAGAGCACATCAAGTTGCGCGCGTTCCTGCCCGGACAACCACCGCGCCACCTGCCGCTCATCGCGCTTGAGGTGCGCCGCCAGTTCTTTGAGCGACCAATCGCCAGCCAGCCGGGCGGCTTTCTTCACGGCCTCGCCGATCTTGGCGCGATAATCGACGTCCTCCGCTTTCCGGAGAGACGCGGTGGCCATCCGAGGCCGTATCTCCGCTAATTCGCGATGACCATCCACGCTGGGGCCAGCTACAGTGGTGGACATGAACGACTCACTCCCCTTTGCGACGACCGATGCCGTACACGGCCGCGTAAATCAAATTCCCTATTCGCATCCCGAGCAGCATCGGGTCAGCATCGACCAGATCCGCGCGTTCCTGATCGAGCGCCAGACGATCCGTGTCCAACTCGCCCTCGACACGCTGCGCGCTGAGAGGAGCCTGCTCCGAAGGTTGATCGCTCATGACTGACACTCCTTGGCCTTCTCTTGGGCCAGTCGCATCTCGTGCAGCCACAACACCAACCGACCCGTGGAGACCCGCATGCCAGTGCGGGCATACAGCTCCATCTCTGCCTGCAAGGCCTCGAGGATCGTCAGCAGATCAAGGGCGGTGTCTGTCGACATCAGGCCACCTCGCGCCGGTCCATCACGCTGTTGGCGGTTGGGGGCCACCAGCCGGCCGGAACCGCTGGCGGCTTGCCGTTGTCGTGGACCTTGTCCGCGCTCATCCAGGTCTGCACGGTCGCGTGCGTCTCTTGCGCGTCCGCGAGTGCCTTCGCACGTGCGAGTCCAACCGGACGCGGCGTGATGCGCGCCCACTGGTGATCCGGCCATTCGAGCAGTCCCTGGCACGGGCCGTCGCGGGTAATCAGTCGGCGTCCGTAGTGGTGGATCGCGACTTCATACATGGCCATGACTCCTCTCCTTTCAGAACACCCACACCGCCACGAGCACCCAGAACGGCACGCACACCAGAACCCCGAGCAGGCAGCCTTCGAAGGGCCGAGAGCCGTCGTCCACGTCGTCGATGAGTTCGTCGGAGAAGTGCATGTCAGGCCACCTTCCCGCCGCGGCGCTCGCTGAGCAGTCGTCGCAGGGTGCCGAGGTCCAGTCGGTGCATGACTTTCAACACCTGCGCCTCGGTGCCGCGCTGGCCGTTCCACCGCGCCCACGCGCGCGCCAAGTCCATGTGCTCGAGAAAGCGACCGTGCGTCGTGTCGGAATAGGTTGTTGCCATTTCATGCCCCCTGTCTCCGCTTACGAGGAACATCTTGATCGTTGCGCAGCCAGCGAATGACGTCGTCCTTGCGCCAGCGGTACGGACCTGTTGCGAACGGCGCAGGGACGAACGTGCCGTCCTGGAGTTGCTTGCGGATGCCGCCCACGCCGCGCGCGATGATCTGGGCGACCTCGGGCAGCGTCAGGAGTACCGGCCACGACTCGGGCCGGGCGAGGTCGATGTCGGGGCGTTTCGTCAGGCAGGCGGCCATCAGCTTGCCTGCGCCTCTGGCGCCGCGACCGGCCCGAACACCAATGTTCCGCGGCGGAGCCGGAGGGCCGACTCCAGCTTCTGTACGGTCTCGTAACTCGGGTAGGTGCCCGCTTCAAGGCGGTAGATCGTGGCCCGTGACACGCCCGAGTGCTTCGCCAGATCCTCAGGCTTCCATCCGTATCGCTTCCGCGCCGCCGTCAGTGTCTTTCGCATGGTCGAGACGTATATTCGCACTATAGAGAACGACTGTCAAGAGATATCGTCGCGTGGGTGAGATTTTTTGCAGCAATGCGACAAGTCCTTGCACGGCCGCCACTTGCGCGCGCCCATACTTGGCCGTGATGGTGGATTCCCAGCTGGTGCGGGCGGCGTTGCGCCAACTACGTACGGACGCGAACATGACGCCGGAAGAATTCGCAGACGGCGCAGGAGTCAGCAGAGCGACGGTGTATCGAATAGAGGATCTAGAAAAGACTTACGCGCCACGAATCGAAACAGTCAGCATGCTGGTTGAGAGCCGGCACATTACGCTTTCGGAATTCTTCGCACGAATCGAGGGCTTGCCGGCGCCGGACGTATCTGACACACTGCCTCCTCCCGTACCGAGCCCGCAGGGCAACCATGGCAATCGTGATCCCGTTCGTCAGGCGTCCGACGACACCAACGCGATCATTTTGCGCAACACCGCCGCCCTTGACGAACTCATCGAAGCCGTGCGGATGGTCAGCGGAGAACTGCGTGCGACTCGGGAACAAAATGCAAGTGCTCGCAATCACAAATCCGCGAAGACTGCGGGAAGTGGAAAAGCTCGTTGACCGGCTCTTGGCAGAGAAGGTATGAGAAGCGCCCGCACCAGAATCGCGACGAACGTCTTTCGGGACGCCTCGGGCATCTCGGCCATCGTCCGCGTTCGAGGACACAAGCCCAAGGAGCTGCGGTTCCTGCCCAACACGGCGCTGAAGGACATCCGGAAGGACATGGAGCGCTGGGCGGCCCGGATGCACACCGCGAAGCCGACGCCCAGCCGCGGCACGCTGGCGGCCGACGCCGTCACCTACGAGCGGCTCACTCGGCATCTAGTAAGCTGGCGCGAACGGCGCTCAGAGGTGCGTGCCCTGGTGCGCGCGCTGGGCGATACGCGACGATCGCAGATCCTGAAGGCCGATGTGCTCGAGATGCGCACGGCATGGCTCCAGGCCGGCGTGGCGCCCAAGACGTGCAACAACCGGATCGGGACGCTGCGGAACATCTTCCGCGTGTTGGACGGGAAAAGGGTCGACATACCCTGCGACGAGATCGAGGATCTGCCGATACACAGGACGCCGATCCAGCGCGTGTCCGTTGAGACGATTCTGGCGGTTGACGCGAAGCTCCAAGAGCACGAGCGCAAGGGCTGGATACGCAACGCGAAGACGCGAGCCCGCTACCGCGTGATGGTCAGCACGGGTCGGCGGCCGTCCGAAATCGCACGCACCGAACCGGATGACGTAGACCTGTCGAATCGGATTTGGGTGCCACGCGACGGCAAGGGAGGCTTTACGCCTGGCCTGTACTTGAACGACGACCAATGGACCGCGTGGTTCCTCTTTGCCGAGGCGAAGGCATGGGGCAAGTTCAACGAGAGCGCGTTCGTGCGCACGTTGAGGACCGCCGGCTGGCCGGAAGGCGTGCGGCCCTACCAGGCGCGGCACACGCTCGGGATCACGCTCTCAGAGGCGGGAATCGACCTGGACGACGTTGGCGCGGCCCTCGGACACAAGCGCCGGGAGACGACCCGCAAGCACTATGTACCCGTGCTCGGCAGCCGCATGCAGGCCCTCAGCGAGAGCCTGTCCGGACGGTTCAATGGCTGGAACCGCGTGGAACCACAACGTGGAACAGACGACAAATGACGCATCCTCAGTCAGATACAGGCGAGGGCTTTGCATTCGACTCCCAGGCGCTTCCGCCAGATATCTCGTGTAGAATAAGGCGTTTATCCTCTGTTTTGGCTCCGTTCCACGACTGGTTCCACTTCACAGAAATTGGAATGAAATGGCGCATATAAATACTGTCTGGATTAACATTCGTGGCACCAAACGTGGAACCGCTTGTGGAGGTGTGTCTGATGCGAATACGAGTGTGGCAGGTTCTTGTGAGCGTGGCCGTGGGCGTACCTCTGGGGCTCATCTTGGCGCCACCGTTTGCGGCCATGCGTCCCCTTCCGCCCCCAATCGTGGAGCGTGTTCCGATCCACACCGCCGACGTCCTGGACACCGGAAAGGCCTGCGTCTACACGTGGGGCGAGGAGGTGTTTATCTGGCAGCGTCAACACATCGGCATCCCGCTGGCGAAACCGTGTCCTCCTATAAAAGAAGCGCAACGGCGGTGGCGCGAGGCGCAGCAAGCTCCAGTCGCGGTGTTGGCCAGGACATGAACAAGACCCTGCCTGCGCTTGTCGTCCTGTGCGTGCTGCTCACCGGCTGCGGGAGCGAGCAGTCCCCGCTCGGCCCAACGCCCACCCCGTCGCCCGCTCCCCCGGCGGCGTTCTCGGGCTCGGTCACGGACACCGTCACCGGTGCGCCGGTCGCCGGCTTCACGGCCCTGATCGCAGGCTCGCGGCTGACGGTCTCCGCGCCGGGCTACGTGACACGGGAGACACGTTCCAGCGCCACGAGCGTGGACCTGATCCCTGAGGCCGGCTTCGACCTCGGCTTCTATCGAGAGCTCGCCAGAGGGACGATTGAGACGTCCATGCAGCCCTTGCGGGTTCTCTCTCAAGCACCGAGCATCTACCTGCAGACGCCCGGACTCTCACCCGCGAATGTCGCGGCGCTTGAGCAGGCGGCTCGAGCCGTCGTGCCGGACATGACGGGCGGACGCTTTCAGGTGCAGGCGTGGGAGACCGGAGCAGGTACGCGGGGCGACAGTGCCGGCTGGATCACGGTGGAACTCGTCAATGATGGCGGCTTGTGTGGCCGCGCCAATGTCGGCGTGCCAGGGCATGTCTGGCTGAACCTGCACAGCCAGTGCGCTCGAGAAGGATTTGCGGTCTATCCGCCGCTCTTTGCGCACGAACTCGGGCACGCCCTCGGCTTCACACACGTGACGAGAACGGACGCATTGATGCACACGCCGATGACGCAGGGCGTTCGGTCGCCGCCGGCTCTTGAGCGCCATCACGCCGCGATCGCCTACAAGCGGCAGGCTGGGAATCGGGACGTCGACGTGGATCGATAGGACGGCTCTCCGACCGACATCCGCGCCCCGGAAGTAGCGCGGTCTCCCAGCCAGCCGGAGGCCGTCCATCTTTGCCGAGCTTGGCGGCCCTCTCCCTCCGCCCGCCTACTGTTGATCCCGCGACCACGGGAGGCTCTATCGCTCGACACTTTCACTGAACCACGACGCGTGCCGTGGCTCGGCCGCAGACCTTTTTCAGATCGTCATCGGCGTAGACGGTCGCCGTGATCACGTAGGTGCCTCCGTGCAAATCGATGAACTTCCGGTCCTGCCGGATGCGTTCGTCTGCTCCGTCGAGTTGAATCACGGATCGCGGGACGGGGCCGTCCTGCTTCTCCGGCTCGCGGAGCATCTCGGGCGTGTCGTCCGCGAACATGTCCATCGTCCGATCCGGCTCGGCGTACTCGACGTCGAATGCGAGCTGCCGATGCGCCTTGTCAGGGGTCACGCGCGCCTCCGCGCAGAGCGTGACTGGGCCGAACGCCACAGTGACAGTTCGGGCGTAACAATTTGTGATTCTGACTTTGACGCATTGGTCAAGCGCCGCAGCATGGGCCTGGACGGCGAGCGCAAGGCAGATCACCTTGAGGGTCAGTTCCCGACCCCCAATGTAAGCAGGCGCTTGACGCCTCCGCCACCTCCCCCTCCGCCAGCAACCTCAGATATGACAGTACAGGCTAAGGCCTCATCATCCGCCACCTGCGTGGCGCCACAGGTGTACGCAGTGTCGGTCAAGTTGACGGTGCGACAGTGGAGGGAGGAAAAGTTTCCGTGGTCGGCTGAGGCGACAAGCGTCGCGGTCTCCTGCGCACAGGTGCCGGGGGAGCCACCTCCGTAGTAATTCGCCATAAGCGCCACGCGCTGTGCAGACGCGAGTGTCCCAGTCGTGCACTGTGGGTTCGCTTCGTTGGTGTTCGCCGGATTCGTGCAGGACCCTCCAGTCTCGATCTCCGTATTCGCGTCAGCTTGCACGGTGACACACGAGAACTGAATATCATCTGCCGTTGCCGAGTCGAGGTCGATAGAGACTGTATTGCTTGCCTTTGCGGTCAGATCTCCAGCAGCCCACGTCTCTGCGATGCCTTGCTCCCCTGCCGTGTCGACTCGTCGAATCTGGAATGTGAGCGCGACTCCACCATACGACATCGATAAGATATGAGATCCCGACGTCACGCCGTGCGACGCAGCACAGATGATTCCATCAGGGCTGACCGATGTATGGGTAAAGGTATACGGATCTTGCGTGCCAGTCCGCAGGCTTCCCGTTGCTGCGTCGAAGGTGACGACAGCCCAGGCGGGAGGTGCCGTGAACAGGATGAAGAGTAGAACAGAAAGAGCAGTTCGACGCATCATCCAAAGAACCCCGTTTGGTAGTCTGTGCCTAACACCGACTGAAGGGATGACATGTCGGACGTCAACGTCGCGTTGGTCACGCCGAGGTTCGACAGCTCCTTTAGTTGTCGGAGACGGTCCACTCTCGCAAGGTAGGTCTCCTGGGCCGTAGGAGTGACGACCGGAGTCGTGAGGTCCACGCTGGCTCCGGTTGTCAGGTTGCTTTCCACCGCCGCCTGCAGATTCAGCGCGGCTCTCTCCCCTCTCGCCCAGGATTTCACGTCAGCGAGAGTGGTGGTGCCAGTCACGTAGAAGTCTCTCTGGACGGTCGCGACGTTTGGACCAGAGAACTCGATAAGCAGGTGAATCCGTCCATCCTGGACAGGATCCTTCCGAACGAGCGTTGCTGTGTCGTAAGCCATGTCAGAACTTCGTATAGGTCACGTCCACCGCGACCGTAACCGCTGCGGAACTTGTGACACACAGAGCGTTGCCGGAAGTGGTTCGAAAGACGGTCCCGAGACCACTCCCGCGGCTGATACCCGTCTGCGCAATGAGCGGATAATTACTCGATATGTCCGCTTGGCCCGTTGCACAGTTAGTTCCGGTGCCACGCACGAACTTGACGTTGGACGTTCCGCCTGCCATGACATCGTAACTACAGACGTAGATGATCTGCCCTGCCGTCAGCGCAACGATTTCCGTGGTCGTCGCCGTCGACATGTTCAACAGCGCGTGGTTGTCGCAGCCGATGAGGCCAACGAGATTTCCGGTTGAGTTCGTCCCGACGAACGCCGCACGCGCAGGCACCGCGCTCGCTGTTGCGCCGTTGTAGGCTGGGCCCGTGGAGTCCGAGGCAATAGACACCCGCGGCGCGCCTGTGCCAGACACCCCGTTCCCGGCAAGAACGGCAACGCCTCCCCACTGCGCGGCGTTGATCGGCTCATTGTCTGGAAACGTCCCCACGTTCACCGTGAACGCGGTGTTGTCGCTCGCGATGGTGACCCGCTGAGACCCCGTGCCCGTCACGCCATTCCCCATCAGTGGGGCGACGCCGTTGATCTGGGCGACGTTGAAGGGCTCGTTGTCCGGGAAGGTTCCCACGTTCGCAGTGACTGTCCCGCTCACTGGTTGCGTGACGGCTGACCCGTCGACGACGAGCGCATTCCCAGCCGTGACATTCGCCCCCCGCTCGTTGCCAGCTGCGTCCCTCAGTTGCGCGTACGGGACTCGGTTCGACGCCATACGCGGCGCCGCTGCGCTGTTTTCGGTTGCCGCATTCGGCGTCACATCGTCGAGGACGAAGCCGCTGATGTTGATGGCCGTGGTGCCAAAGGTGAACGCGGCATTGTCAGCGAACGTCGCCGCGCCACCGCACCCGGAATCACAAATCACGTTCAGCGCGCCTGCGCCGTCGGTCACCGTCACCGTATCCGTCGCCCCTGTGAGGTTCCGAATATCAAGATCGGTCGCCGTCGCTGTCACGGCCTGCGCAGACGGGAACACGGTGAACAGATACCTGTTCGAGTCCATCCGAGGAGCACCGTAATTCCCGTCTGTGATGGTCGGAGGCGTCGTATCGAAGACCGCCGCAATCGGTGTGACGTTCGTCGTGCCGCCAGTGAATACCGAATTGTCAGCAGTGGCCGGTGGGGACCCGCAGCCGCTATCGCAGATCACATTGAGGGCCCCCGCGCCATCCGTCACCGTGACGGTGTTCTGGACCGCGACGCGAAAACCGCCGCCGTCGAGCGTCGTCGGCAGCGCCACCGCCGTCGCGCCACCACTGGCCGGGGTGAACAGCCCGACAAACACGCGCGGGCTCAGCGCGGCCGCGGTGTCGACGTCAAGTTGCTGAAAGGGCGGCGTGGCCTGTGCCGAAGCCAGAGACGGGATGAGTACGAACAGTGCAGCCCAGAACTTGTACCACGGCCTCCGTGGCGCGGCTGGCGCGGGCGTAGGCGCACTCACCGGCACAGGCTCGAGCTGCTCACTGACCTGCACAACGGCGCGGAGGATGGCGAGGGCGACAGCCTCATGCAAGCCCGGCGGCACGGTCACCACGCACCGCTGCGGGTCGCGATTTCCACCCGCCCGGCGCTTCAGGTATTCCCCGGCTCCCGGAAAGCGCGCGTGCAGTTCCTCGAGGTTGTCTTCGATCTTGGCCTCGAGCGGGGAATCGACGCTGTCGAGCGCCAACGCCGGCCCGTCCTCAAGCACGAACGTGTAGGCGGCGGACGAATCCGGCACCAGGAGGAAACTACACTTTGCCAGCATGACGCGCAGCCGGTCGGCGGCCTCGCAGACCCCGTCCACGCGCACGCGGTTGATGATTCTCAAAGAATGCACTCCACTTCTATCGGTCCTGTCCCGGCGTCAGCAGTCGCCCACACAACGACGGCGTCTTGGTCGTAACAACTCCCCTTGCTATCGGCCACCCCGAACCGTCGCTCCGCGCCCGCCGCCAGCGTGATCCCGGTCCCGCCGATATCGGCGTCATAGATCGTGCAGTTGTTCGTGAGATCCGCATTGCGGAGCACAACGGCCCGGCAGGCGTGAGGGACCGTGATTGGCGTCCGAGAAGCGGCGTCGATCGTGGTGGAATAGAACCGGGTGCGTGCAGCGTCAGCCATTTACGTCTCACACTTCGTCGGACACGTACACCCCTTCGGATCGCATCTGGCCCCGCACCGTGCATCCCACGTGCGCCCTTGTGTCTCGTCATCGGGCGAACCTTTCTTGTCACACGTGTGCACACAGGCGCACTTCTCCACGCCTGCTTCAGGATCACCGAGCCGTGAGCACTTCTTCTCGACCGTGCCGCGCATCCACGGACGATCGGGATCGCACGGCAACTCCGAACCGTCGCACACACCATCCTGCGCGTAGGCAAAGGGGAAATGACTCGCTGAACCGGCGAGCAGCAGCGTGAGCAGGCCGAGCGCGATTCGTGTCATGGGTCCCTCGTCCAGTGCCTAGCCACCTGATAGCCCTCAATCACGGTCAGCGCGCCGTAGAGCGCGACATTTGCCGCAAGGTGTCTCTCGCGTCGAAACAGCCACGCACCAGTGTTGTACGCCAAGCAGGCCCCAGAGACGGCCATCAGGAGCACATGGACCATCCCCTTGGTTCCTTCGGCCCGTCCGCTCTCGCAGAACTCGCGCGGGGTCATGGGGTCACCGGGTATCTCATGTTGAGCTTCACGATGACATCGGCCACATAGCCACCTCGCCCCCAGTTGTGGTCCCACCGCCAGCCAGCGCGGAACGTCGCATAGCGGCCGTTCGGCTTCGGGATAGCGATCGACAGGAACGGCGGCCACAACACAGCGATGTGCCCCTCCCGCCCGAACCGGAGAGCGGCGACCTTTGGCGGCCTCGACGAATGGAAGGACAGCTTGCTCTGCACCCAGCCCGCCCACGGTCCCAGAATCCGCGCGTCCGTCCCGCGGTTGATGTAGCCGCTCATTTCGCTACCAGCGTGAGCTCGACGTTGGCCCCGATCAGCGGTGCAATCTGCCGGTCGAAGATCGCCTTGTCGCGCACAATCAGGATGACAGATTGCCCGAGCGCCACCATCTGCTCCTCGCGCTCCGTGTCCGTGGCGGAGAGCTGCCCAAAGACCTGAAAGCCTGGCGATTCAGCTTTCAGCGCCCACCCAATCACGAGCAGGACCAACACCCACCACCAGACGCGCGGACCGAAGTCGAGCATTTCCCAGTGTGGCTCCATTTACTTCGCAGGCTCGCTTGGTTCAGGTGGAACAGGGTGAGATTTCAGGTAGAGTAGCGCGCCAACGAGCGCGCCGACCGCCGCTGTCTTACCGGCGCCTTTGAGATCTCCATTGCTGAGCGCGTCGATGGCGCCCGTTGTGGCGCCGCCGATCAGTGCGGCGATAATTCCACGTCCCCATAGCTTGAAGTTGAACATTGCTCAGCTCCCATCCTCGTGTTCGTTCGCCTCGTAGTGCCGTGGGTCCAGCGCCATACCCACCGGCACCGCCTTGCCGTGCCGATCGCGACGCACGGCGATAGCCATCATCCGGTCCTGCGGCCCGAATGGGTGTTTCACCAACAGATCCAACCGTTCCACTCCAGTCGTGACTTCGTGCGCCCAGTACCCAGTCGCCTGAGAGAAATCGCTCTCTTCTAACCACACCGGTAACTGGCGGCGTGGCGGCTCGCTGGCCATCTCACGCCTCGCCGGTCTCCAGCATCCGCGCCACATCACCAGAACGCCGCGGCCCGACGTCGGTCGCCCACTTCGAATCAAGCGCCTCACGCGCTGCTGTCGCATAGTCGCCACGCTCCAATGCGCTGAGCATCTTTTTGAATCCGAGCAGCGAGATGATCCCCATGAACCCCATGTTGATCAGCGCGCCCTTCCGCACGTCATCGAGTGCGGCGAACCACGGCAGATGCGACGTCAGACTGCGCTCAATCGAGTCGATGTCGTTGTCGAGCAGAAATTCAGCTTCAACGCGACTCAGGCCGATGTCTTGAATGTTGCGGCCGTAACCGATGGACAGCTTGCCCGCCGGACAGCGGTAGGGAAGGAGGCGCCCCAATCGCACAGGCCCGGTCCCCTCGTGCGCCTTGATTTGCCGGCGGAGCGCCAATCGAGCCTCGGCCGTCACTGCCCCCTCCGCAAAAGCGTTTTGACGTCTGCTTTGAGCTCCACGAGATCAGCGCGGATCTGGTCGACGCGCTCCTCGAGCACGGCGACGCGGGTCTGCACCACGCCCCAGGCCAAGAGAGCAGAGACAATCCAGATACCAATCGTGGACAGGACCGACCACTGGATTCGTGGTTCCGCCATAGACTCGTCACCCCCGTCGATTCGTCAACCACACGTGGAACCACACCAACCCGACGTACGCCGGCAACCAGACCATGACCTTAACGGTCTCCACCATCACCAGTCGCACAAAGGTGTCGGCCATGACCGCCAGCGCGTTGACTTCCTGCCCCATGGTTTCCACTATGCCTGCCACGGCCTCAATTTGTAGGCGTTGATGATCTTCGTTCTCGCGGCTTGGTACTTGGCTACCGTGGCCGGCGCCGCGAACGTGTCGATGATCGTCCAGACCACGGCGCTAATCAGGCGCTCGGCATCCACGGACGCCTTGACGGCCGCGTCGAGTTCGGCCGTTTCGTGAGCCGGATCGTCTGGATCGAACGCGTCGATGTGCGGCTGCGCTTCTATCTGTAACGTCACTGGCGATGTCTTCCATGTGCGCCTATCGCCGTCGTCGCCAATTGACACGCCGACAATGGCGATACCAGCCGTGCGGAGTACCCGATCGAGTCGCGCTGCGACATTCGCCATCGACTTAGCCGTCTATGCTGCCGACAATACCCGCTTGCAGGAACGACACGCCAGAGTTCGTTGCGGCCCACGTCGTTGTGCCTGTGGCCGTGCTGTCTTCCAGCCACGCATAGAAATGCCGTCCTATCGCTGGATAGTGCCGTATCGCCGCGACGTGCGCAAAATCAGTGGTCGCAGGATATCCGGCCGTGATACCGCTGGCGATTTGTGTCGCCATATACGCAGTGGTGCTGTCCTCGCCGAACCCGGCCGACCGCGCTATGCCCGCAGATGCGTTGTACGAGTCAACATAGAGCATGGCCTCAAGATAGGCTTCGCCAGCTACGCCCACCACGACATCTACCTGATTGGCTGCCGCTCCGTTCGCTTGTCGAATCGTGGCCGTGGTATAGGTCCACGTAGCTGTGGTCTCCAGTCGGCGTAGCACCCGAGGCACGCGGTTGTAGTAGTTCCACACAAACCGCCGAGCCAGGCTGTCTTCGGTCTGGCCGGAGACCGTCGTCGTTCGGAACGAGCCGAGATAGCGCCGCGTCGTGGCGGCAGACCTGACATAGACGCCGTTCTGTAGCGTGATCGCGGTGGCCCGCGTCGTGTCGTTCGTCCACGCCGTGAGCTCCAGCGTCAGCGTGCCGGCGTTGTCGTAGACGAAGACGTCGTACATCGTGCTGGTCGTCGCCGGCACCGCAATCGACAGTTCGGTGAAGGCAAAGAGCTTCCAGCGGGACCCGTCGAACAGCGCCAGCCGGTTGCCCTTGTACGGCGTGAAGTAGAGCGTCGTGGCTGCGGTGACGTCTGCGGTGGTGACCGCCACGGCCGTGGTCAACGTGATGCGCCCGTCGCACGTGAACGCCATCGGGTCAATCCACATCGGCGAGAAGTCGATCACCAGTACGGACGCAGAGACCGCCATGCCAACCGGCCGAGCGTTCGTTGGGGCCGTGGACGTGATGGCCGCCGCTGTGCCGCTGACGTAGTAGGTCGATCCAGCCGACAAGCCCGAAAGCCCTGTCAGCACGCCGCCAATGCGCACCGTGCCGGTCGCCCCGGAGGCAATCGCTGCAGTCGCGAACCCGAGCGAGACGTGAAGCGAAAACGCGAACGTGTCCGCGTCAGCCCGATACCACCGCCCCGCTGTGCGAGCGCCAGACCCGTCTGAGAGGTACACCAGATCATTAGCGGACAGCGTTTCGCCAGCCACGGCATCCGCAATATCCAGATTGACGGAGCTGGCCGCCTGAAGGGCGTAGACTCCGTCCGCAGTCCTGAGGGTCGTGCCGGCGCTGTTCTTGACGACGACTCGATACGCCACTGGGCTGAGGTAGAGGGTGACTTCCGAGCCCGATACCTGCGCAAATCCTGCGCTGTTGAGCGTGACGATGGTGCCGGCGCTGACGGTGAGATCCGTGTCCGAAAAGACGGCTCTCGGCGTGGAGGTGCCACTATCAAAAAATTCGAGAGAACCACTCGAAAGCGGATCGCTATTGTTGTCAGTCCATTGGATCCGAAACGCCGGCATGACCGCAGCTGGCATGTGCTATCCTTTCCCTTTAGTGCTCGCCCTTGCGTTTCTCGCCGGTCTCATCTGCGGCATCGTCATTTCTTCCACCGGCCTGTCACATTCCTTTCGGCAACAGCTTTCCGCACGTCTGCAACTGATGGCGTCCCAAACTGCTGCGCGAATGCGCGCTGCGCTTCGATGGCCTCCGCGGCTTCGTTGTGCGTCTTCCCGGCCTGCCGCAACCGGACGTATTCCTTTGACTCCTGAGCATTCAGCTTCAGCCGCGCAGGCTGGGGAGGTAGAGCTCGAGCCGCTGATGTGGTCGTGGGGGCTGGTGGGGCCGGTCCTGCCATCGCTCGAACGGCGTCCTGCGGAGTCTGCCCCTGCGCGACCAAGCGATCCGCCTGCTCTCGCTGAGACTCCGTCAGCTTCAGACCAGCCCGCTTCTCCGCCAGACCCACCTCATTGCGAATCCGCTGAGGACTCCATCGCGGTGCCGCGGCAGGTGCTGAACCAGATACAGGCGCACTTGTCGCGGCTGGAGACGCTGGAACTGCGGGAGTCGATGCGGCTGGTGACACGCGAGGCGCGGAAGGCGCAACGCTAGCCGGCGGCACATGGCCCCACGCCGTGCCTGTGGCCTGGGCAGGCACGCGCGGCGCTGGAGCGGCCGGAGCTGGCGCTGGAGTCGCCGCAGGTGCTCGTGCGCCACGCTTATAGCCGGAGACGACCATCGCGATTGGCGCGGCGACCGGCCCCGGAACGCCCATACCCTCAAGCGCCAGCCTCGCCGCCTCGTATTTCAGCACGGGCGTCGCTTGCGTCGTCGCGGCCTTGGCCGCAGCGGAGTAATACTTCGCACCCGCGACGGCCTTGCCACCGATGGTCTGCAGCAGACGCCCAACCGGCGGCACGAGCGGCTGACCCATGACCTCGGCAGACGCAATCGCATCGGCCTCGGGGCCGGGCTTCATCGTCATTCCGAACACGGTTGGAGCAGGCGTTGGACTGGGCTGATCTGGCTCGAAGCTATCAGGCACAAAACCGGCCGGCATCTGCGCCATTACTTGGCCTCATTCCAGCCAGGCGGAAGCGCTGTCCCTGCCGGCACGGTGCCCGTTTCGCCGTTCGGGCCGATCACGCGCGTCCGCCCGCCCGCCTTCTTAGCTCGAGACTTGTAGCCCTCCACAATCTTGCGTGCCTCATCGGCGTCCCCGACGTATTCACCGAGTGCCTGTCCTGACTCAAAAGCCAGCGAGGCCAGCATCGCGGCGCGCGCGCGGCGCTTCTGTTCAAGCGTCTCCTTGGAATCCCCTGGCTGCACGAAGTAGGTCTGACGGTCGTTCGCGAATTCCTGCTCCGGGATGGCGGCGCCAGAGTCTTTCCGGAGTCGCGCTTCCGTGAAGGCACGCTGCGCGGCGGTGTATTGCTGGCCGAGTTGCGTCTGCAGGAAGTTCGGCGCGAGTGCCTGCCATGTTTGTCCGGCAAGGCCAATCTCCTGAATCTGCGGCTCCATCCCTTCCAGATCGACATCGGCCTGCTGCGCGCGGTTAAAAAAGTTCAGGACGCGTTTCTGCACGCCGCTTGAGGCTTTTTCCGTGCCCGAGGCCGGAGCTTTGCCTATCGCCTGGCTCCTGGGCACGCGAATCGGCTTCCCGTCTGGCCCGATGATGGTTTCGAGCGGACCAGGATCGTCAGATGTCGTCTGCGGCGCACGAGTCGCCGCCGCTTCGTCTCTGAGCACGCGCATGATGCGGGAGTACTCGTCCCTATCCCCTCGCCGCAGCGCTTCATTGGCCTGAAGTGGCAAACTCCTCGTGTCCGGCTTCACTGGTTCCGGCTTTGGCTCGACGTTCGCGATCGGCGCGCCGCTTGGGTCGAATCGCGTCTGTCCAGGACTCAGCGTGAACGGCTCTGGCGCCTTCTGTTCCGGAAACAGCAGCCCGTAGGCCTTGTCAACCGGCATGAACTTGAGCAGTTGCCCCTTCACCCATCCGGTCGGCATGGGCTGCTTAGGAATCTGCTCGGGCTCCCACCCGCCTTCCGACGCCAATCGGCTCTGCACCGCGGGCCACGCCGTGCGCTGTTCCTCAGGCGACATCTGCGCGTACTCAGACAGCACGCCGATAGTCGCTCGCGTCCATCCAGCCGTCCGTCGCGCTTCTTCTTCTGTTTGCGTCTCCTGAATCTGCTTCGCGATCTGGGCTTCTCGTGCCCCGATCTGACTCTCAACGTCGCGTCTCTTGAGGACGCGATCCTGTTGCCGCTCAAAAGCCTCCTGCTCCGCCGCTCGGCGCGCTTGAATGCCGGCCGGAATGCTCCCCAGCCCACGCGCGACGCCCGCCCACATATCGCCAGACTGCTGCGCACGCTGCGCGGCGATGTCGCCTTGCTGCATCAGGAGATCGGCCAGACGACCGGCGTGCCGAGATTGATAGGGCATCAGTCCGACACGTCCGCGCCGAATTCCGACGCCCACTTCAGGCGATCGAAGACGTCGCTTTGCTGGTTCCGCCACATTTTGTAGTCGTCTAGGAACTGGGTGTACGCGTCGTTCTGTGCCTTCTCTTCGGCCCGTGTCCCGAGATCGGCTTTCGTCCTCCACCCGTACAATTGCGGCTCGAACTCGGCGCGCGCGCCTTCGAAGCCACGATCGTAGAGGTCGAACGCAGTGCCCCGATTCGCCTGCCAGTTCTGGAACGCGTTGCCGCGGTTCGTGTCGTAGGTCTGCCGGCGCCGCTGGTCGACGTTGCCGAACTCCTGCGAGGCGAAGTTCTGGTTGTAGGCCAGCAGGTCCTTGAGTGTCCCGCCCGTGCGTGCGAGCCCTTGCGCGGCCCGAGAGTTCATCAGCGCGTCTTGGCCGATATCTTTCCTGAAGCCGAAGCTCGGATCGCTGAAGACGTCTTCGCCTCTCGTCGGCGTGAACGACTGATACTCGAACGGCGCAATCGTTGGCAGTTGCGGTGCCGAGAACTCTGGCACGGGTCCGAGCAAGTCGGAGAGGTTCCGGAATGCCTGACCATACGCTGGTGCTTGGAACGAGCCAGGATACCCTTGCAGGAGCGGCCCGAGGTCAAAGGACGGCGTCCCTCTCGGCTCCGGGT